CCCGCCAGCGCCAGACGTCGATCGCATTGACGTTCGAGTGGAACCTGCCGATCCCGTAAAGGTCGTGCCTGGCGGGCGTGCTGCTCCAGGCGGAGGAGACAGAAAGGGTCGACGTTTCCGTGTCGAACGGCCCTGAAATCGTCCGGCGTTCTATCGATCCGTTCGCGTGCCGCACCCAAATAGTCGCAAGGCCACCGATGACAGACGAGTCGAGCCTTACGGGCTGGTCTAGCGTGACCGAGGTAGTTGTTCCGGAAACGACCAGACCTCCGAACGTCCTCCGGCTGTGCATGGGCTGTACCCAAATCACGTCCCCGGGCTCGCAGTTTATGCCCTGGACCGAAGTTTCGAACTGGCATGTGCAGTTCGGCATGTTTGCGAGCTGCCAGCGCAGGATCGCGTACCGTCTGGCCTGATCCTGAGATGTGCATCCGATGAGAAAATCCCTTTCGATTCTGAGCGGCTCGTCCGTGAGGTCATACTCGGGCCCGCGGTAACTGACGCTCCTGCGTTCGTATTCGGCCGCGGCGTCGTAATACTCCACGGTCACCGCGTGCGGATGGTCGCTCTTACGTATCCACTGGAAATCGTATGAACCCGAGACGATGTTTCCGGCCGTGAACAGGCCCGTGAACTGGCTTTCCTGGACGACCGTTTCCACCTTGACCCTGTATTTGTCGCTTTTTACGAGCGAGGCGCGGCCGACCTTGAGGATCGCGTTGACGGCGTCGTCCCCGGTCCCGAGCGTGTCGAATATGCCGTTCCAGGAGGCCCGCGCCACGGACCCGACCGCGGCGGAGCAGTAGTCGGCCCATGCCAGGATGCTGTCCCGGTCGATCCGTTCTATGTCCACGCCGAGACAGTTGCACAGGACCCGGACCAGCATGTAGGCAGGATTGGACGACGGTCTGGTTTGCGTGCCTCCGCCGGCGATCGCCCATTGCGGGATCGTGACGTCGCCCTGGTCGGCGATCACGCTCACGTCCTCGAGGTCCGCGGCCTTGTCCGTATAAGGCACCTTGAGCCCGAGCAGGGCGACGTTCGGATATGCCAAAGATTTTCTGTAAATCTCGTCCACCAAATAGAGCGAGCACGCGCTCACGCTCGACGAGCGGTAATCGTCGTCCGTTCTGCGATAGACTTTCACATGCCATCTTTTGGCGTCCGGCGCCGGCACCGTAGACACCGTGCCCGTGGCCCCGCTCGTCGAGCCCGTGATCTGTTCGCCGGCCTGGAACGTGCCGTTCACGTTCACGACGTACATTGCGGTCGAGCTACGGCGGACGGCGATGGTCGCTTTCGCCCCGCTCGTCGAGCCCGTGATCTGTTCGCCGGCCTGGAACGTGCCAGACACGGTCGTGTAGGTCATCAGGTTGAACTCCAGCGTTATTTGCGCGCGGTACATACCCTTGCGGAAAGCCGAAATCCTGCGGACGTCCCCGAGCCACTGGTAATAGGTCCCGCTCCAGTCGTCTCTTGAAACCAAAACATCGATTTCGACGTCCTTGCCGACCACGGTAATTTCTCCGGTCGACTGGTCGGCCTGCTCCGCGTAAAGACCGTACGGAAAGGCAAAGATCAGAGAGAGCTTGTCGACTGCGGTCCCGCGCGTGGAGATAAGGTCCGTCTCGTATCCTTCGAACGGTGCGTCGGGCGGTGTGAAATCGGACGTGTAGATCGCCTGGCCCCTGACAAATCTCATTTCGTCCATGTACCCGCGCCAATCGTATGTCCCGCCCTCGAACTTGACGGCCTTGCCGAGAGTCGGGACGACGCCCGGATTGCTCGGTCTGTCCAGAGGGTCTTCCCAGTGGTCGTCCACGGAGGGTAAGGCCTCGTCCGTTCCGTTGAAAAAGAAGTAAAATCTGTTTCCCGATCGCACGAGGGCGATGTGATACCAGTTGTCGGAGGTCATGTGTCCGTAGGCGAAAACGAAGTATTTGACGCCTCCGGAAGTACCTTCCGATCGGAACAAAAACTGGGAAAGACTTTCGTTGATGTGGTAATACTCCAGCCCATATCCGGAACGGTCCGTCTCGTTCTGCCATTTCCAGATACCGTACTTTTTAAAGGCCGTGAGCGTGCCGGGCCTGAGCCAGACTTCAAACGTAAAATCGTCCGACCCGAGATCGAAGGCGCCGTTTTCGTCCGCACTGCCGTCCGTAAGGTCCAGGTAATACGAATCGGAGACATCCGAGGAGGCGAAAAGGCCGGAGTATGTTCCGAACTTCCTTTGCGCGCTCGATCGTGTGACTCCGTTGGCGGTGATGGTCCTTGAGAAAATGCTCGAATCCCTGAAAGGACTTTCCTCGAAATGCAGCAGGAGTTTCGTCGGCTGCGTAAGATCTATCTCTACGGTCCGGACCTGATGCAGCTCCCCGAACCAATCGATCGCGGTCTGATCGTGCGTGCCGGCTCGCGTCTGAAACTCAGCGCCCTTGATTTCAGAAAGTTTGCGGTTTTTCGATACCCAGATGTTGGAAACCGTGTTCCCATAAACGACGGCTTCCAGCGGGCCCTCGGCTATCGCCAGAAGCAGGTAGAGGATTTCACGCTTGTCCGCGGCCTCGATGTAGTAGTTAATGACCTGCGCGCCCGTGCGGAACCGGCCTCCGAGTACGGGAATCGCCAGGCCGTCCGAAGTCGAATTGCGCGGGCCCGAAAAACCATACGCGAGGCTCGACTGCAATCTGCGGCTGGTGCCGGAAATCTGCGGAATCCGATCCTCCATCGGAGGCAGCGATGACGCAAATGTCCGCGGCGGTAGACTGAAAATCCGGTATACTCCCGTCCCGCCCGAGGCGAATCCGCTCATCATACCGGACAGAAATCCGAGACCTATCGTCGCGGGGTTGATCATTACTCGAAAATCCCTCCCGGAATTCCCGGAAAACTCCCGTAGTGCGCCTCGTTGGAAAGGCCAGCGCAGGTGGAAAGTTTTCTGTCACAGGTCGTCGTCGCGCCCGCATACTGGCAGCTCGACGGGTCCTTGAACTTGTGACGGCAGTTTCCGTAGTCGTAGCGCATCGCCGGAAAAGCCGTCGCCAGGGGCCTGTCCATGCCCAGCAGGAACTGCACCCATTCCCGCGAGGGCAGCGTGGTCCCGACGATCGTAAAGGTGTCCGCACAGGCGGCGCTTTCGGCCAGGTTGCCGGAGTAAACGAGCCTGAGCGTAATCCGTTCTCCCTCCAGACCGAGGCAGTTCTCGACATATGCGCACAACGTCTCGTCGTTGAAAACGAGCAGCGCCGCCTCAGCATGCTTGCCCGTGAGGGTTTTGGAGACCGTGTCGATCTGCATGGCCGTCCGCGTCCAGGTCTGGCCGTTCCAGACGATGTCCTCTTTTGAGCACGCGTACCTGAGCGTGCGGTCGTCGTTTGACAGGGTCCCGTTCACGTAGGCCGTGCCCCCGCCGTCTCCGGTCAAGGTCTCGTCATCGACGAACGCGCCGCGCACGTCCCACAGGGTCAGCGCGCCGTAGCTGCCCAAGTCGGACATGCCGATGACCCTGCCGAAGGCCCGTGACGTCCCGCCGCGTACTATGTCCCCCAGGATGAAATTGGAGGTCTGTCCGTCAAAGTTGAGTTTCTTGATTCTGGTCACTGATATTTCGCACAGAATGATCCAAGACCCGGCATCCGCTAGGGAGTTCTTGGCTGCGATCTGGGTTGCCGTAAGTGTCCTGCCCATCGATCAGACCTCTTCCAGCGTGACGGCCACGCGCCGCTTGCCCGGGCCGACCAATTCCCAGGAAAGAGAATCGTCTGCAAACCTTACGGTATGTACGGTCCCGTCGACCGGATGCGTCCAGTTGAAACTGCCGGCTCCGGCTCGCTGTGCCGTCATGAAAGTGCGCAGCGTCCGGAAATCATCGTCAAACATCACGTTCCACTGCAGGCTGAACGTCTTTTTCCCGATCGTCCATCGCGCGAAGGTCTGCACGTAGCCGGCCTCGAAGGGGGTCCTTACGGTTTCGAACCGAAAATCCTCCCTGAATACGTGCTGCGGGATGGGAAGCGACGCCGGCCATGACCCGCTCATCCGAACATTCCTCCGAGTGCGGCGCGGACATTAGGGTTGTTCGTGAGCTCCTCGATCAGCAGGTTCACGATCATGCCGCTTTCGTCCACGATCGTAGGTCCCGCCCGCACGGACACCGGGAACCTGGCATTTTGTTGCACGTTGATCGAGACGTTGAATTTCGGACTGACCGAAACGCGCCCGCCTTCCGAACCGCCCACGGACCCGCCCGCGTGAAAATACTTGGCCCCCTTGAGAATGGCTTCCACGATTGCCTTGTTGTCCCTGACCATGCGCCTCGAGAGGACGACCTCGCCCGTCTGCAGGATCGCAGGCACCTCGTCGGAGGCAAGAGATTTCAGGACCGGCGATGCTCCGCGATGCATGCGTTCGATTTCGCCTCCGGCGTGTTGCACCTCGCCGAACCCCAGGGAGGCCAGCATGTAGGCTTCGATCCATTTGGCGTAATCCTTCGCGGCCTGCTCCAGATCCTCGTCGGTTATTTCCACTGCCCACGGTTCACGCTTCAAGTGCGGGCTGCCCGGGGCGAATTCCTTGAAGGCGTAAAGCAGGCTGAGACCGGATCCGGCCTGAGCGAGTCCCGCCGCAGTCACAGGTATCGCCCCTTTTGTGGCGCTCATTTCGCCCCGCGCGATCGCCGCTTTGATGGCTTCGTACTGGGCCGCGAACCCACCTGAAAAGACCTGTTCCAGGGACTTGATCAAGGAAGCGTCCGCTTCGGGACCGAAAAGTGTCTTTGCGAACTCGGCCTCCGCGCGCGCTCCTCCTCCGGTTCCTTCGTACCAGTAGTAGGGAATGCCCATCTGCCTGTTCGAAACCGAGTACCCGAAGAGTTCGAACAGGGCCTTTACGTTTTCGGGTACGGCCGGAAGGTCCCACCAGTCGAGCGACCCGGAAACGCCACTGACGGATGCGGCGCTGCCCGCGATGGAAAACGCAGCCCCTGGACCCTTGGGCAGGGAGGCGAGCGAACCGGGCCGATCCTGCAGAAAGTCCAGGCTGCCCCCGGAATGGAACCTACGGGGCAGGACGATCTCCCCCTGCTCCAGTAGAGCGAGACCTGTCCGTCTCACCGCGCCCCCGGCGTGATAGGTTGGAACGACACCGTCATGCCCGACGTATCCGCCCTGATGTGCTAACGCGCCTCCGAATATGGATCCGAGCAGGGAGCCTACCAGCGGCTCGATCACTGCCTTCTGCATGACGAGCCGTGCCATGTCCTGCAGCATGCCGGTCACCATGCTCGTGAAGGCCTCGCCGGCGTTGTCGATGTCCGTGATCAGGCTGTCGAAAAAGCTCGATATCCCGTTCGTCATGGACTGTGCGGCGCTTCTCGTGATTTCGGCCCATCTTTCGGTCTGCGTACCGAGATCATCCGCGAACTCCTGGGCGCCTATGGACATTCCGAGAAACGCGTCATCCGTGAATTTTTTCTGCCACTCCCACGTTTCGCGGGAGATTTCCCGCAGGGTCGACCCATGCTCCTGCATTTTCTCGAGATGCCAGGCAAGCCATTCCTCGGTGTTCATTTTGCTCTGGAGCTGCCGCTCACGCTCCTCCTCCGCATACTGCCGGCTCATAAGCCCCATGTACTCGTAAAGCGTTGACGTGTCGGCCCCGATCGCATCGTAAAGACCTTTCGTTTCCTCGAACCACTGCTGAAGCGCGGCCTGTTTTTGGGTGTATTCCCCCTGGGAAAGACCGATAATTTTGAGCTGCAGGTCCTGTTCGGTCTTATACGCTTCCGCAGCATATTCCTGCTTCAGTTCCAGCCATTCCTCCTCGATCGGTCTCAGCGCGGAAACTGTTTCTTTGGCCTGCGCCGCCTTTTCCTCCACCGGGGAAGCCATCGGACCAGGTATCCAAAGATCACCGCTTATGACGGGTTTTTCCGGCGCCTTGGGCATTTCAAATTTCGGAAGACCCTTTTCCAGCTGTTCTATACCCGCCTTGACGATTTCCATCCGGCGCCGGTTGGCTTCGATCGCTCTCGCGTTCTCCTCGTATTCGCGCTGCCAGGCCGGCCCCTGGAGGTTTTCCGCTCTGAGCCCCTCCAGGTATTTTCTGCGCTGGACGAGCCTTTCCTGCTCACTTACCAGGTCCTCGTATTTGCCGAGCTCGTCCTCGAGCATGCTTATGCGGCTTTTACCTCCGCCCAGGGCCTCGGGCATCATGCTCCAGAACTGATCATGGAAGGTGGCGACCTTTTCCAGGGTCTCCGCGAAAAACCCGGCCGTTTTTGCCGCATAGGTAAAGGCTGTCCCAATCCTGTCGGCCCATTCGTCGAGCTTTCCCGTTTCTCTAAGCTCAACGAATTTTTCGATTATGCTGTTCATGCCGGCCGTAAGATACGGCACGAGCTCCGCCACCATGACGTTCCTAAAGCCCCTGATTGCGGCCTTGAGGTTTTCCATCGCGTCCGCAGCCACGTCGGCCTTGTCGGCCATTTCCAAAGTTATCGTCGCACCGAGGCGTCTGGCCTGCTCGCGCTGATTTTCCATCTCCTGCGAGCCGAGCTTCAGCATGTTCATCATCGGTCCGAATCCGCGCCCGAAAAGGTCGGCCGCAAGCGAGGCCTGCTTCGCGGAGTCTCCGACGGAGAGCAGTCGGTCCGAAATGACCGGTAGGATTTCCTCGGCGGTCCTGTATTTTCCGTTGACGACGTCCTGGTAGAGCCCGAGTTCCTCGAGCGCTTTTTTTGCCTCGCCCGTCCCGCGGGCGGCGTCCCCCAGGCCACGCTTGAGCTTTTCGATGGAGCTTATGAACGCTTCATTTCCGGTTCCGGCCAGCTCTGCGACATGACCCATCTCTGACAAGAATTCGGTCGTCTCCCCGATCCGTCTGGACAGGTCCCTGACTTTGTCCGCGTCCGCAATGAATCCGGTCACGGCCTTCTGGAGGGTATAAAACGAGACCGCACCGCCGGCGAGCGTACCGAGGACCGAAGTAAGGCCGGCAAGACTGGTTGAAAAAGCGGCAATGCTTTGGGACGCAGTCTTGGAGGCAAGAGATATCTTTGAAACCTGTTTGCCCGCCTCGTCAAGGACCTTCAGACCCGTGGCGGTCGCGACAAGTTGCAGGCGGATGGATTTGTCTGCCACGCGTCTATCGCCTCGTTTCTTTTAGCTCCAGGCCCCGGTACGCCGAAAGCCAGACGTTCAGCATCCAGAGGGCCGTGAGCTTTTCCTCTCCGCAAAAGCCGTAAAGGTCCAGTACCGTCATAACGTTTCCATACTGCAAACTCATGTCAGGGCCGAAGGCCCCCGGAAGCACGTAAGCGAGGAGTTCGCAGAATTCCTGCCACGGTTCTTCCGCAAACAGGGCGTTCAGCCGGCTTCGGTCGCATCCGGAGCACTTAGGCTCTCGGCCCCTGCGACTCCAGAAAGCCCTGCAGTCCTCGCAGGCGGTCCCTGCGCGGAACCACTCTGCGAGCCTGACAAGTTTTTTTCCTGGTCCTCGATCCCGCGCCTGAGATCCTCGATACGGTCCTGTATGAAGGCGATTGCTTCGACCGGAAACCCGTAAAGGGCCGGATAATCGAAAATGTCCGCCTTCAGTTCGTCCGTGCACTTGAGCGGCTTTCCGTCCGCATCCTCGATCCCGCGCCAGTCGACAAGACACCAGACGAACTTTCTCTTGGCCGTCTCGGCGACGTCGAGCATTCCGGACCATGAAAACGCGGACTTCGACGTCGGGAACGGACGGACGGCGAAAGCGACACCGTCCGCATAATCGAACCAGCGCGGCTCGATGCGCGCCCTGAGAAGCTTCATGGGTCCTCCCTGTTACACGGAGTCGGTTCTGGTCGGCATCCCGGTACCCTGGAAGTTGCAGCTCATCTCGATGATTCCGGAAATGCCCGGATTGCGGACCCGGATTTCCGTGAGCACCACGGTGCCGCTGATATATCCTCTCGAGGTCGTTCCGTATTCGTCCTCGCAGCGCAGGTTGCTGACCTCGCCGGTGGAGCTGCCCGAAAGGATCGCATCCCGAAGCGTGTCCTGGGAGGTGTCCTCCTCGTCGAACCATGCGCGAAGCGACCCGGAAAAACTGCGGATTCCCTGCTTGTAGGTCCTCCAGGTGTCCGTGACGCAGGTATCCTCGATCGCCTCTGCGGACAGCGCGATCTCATAGTCCTGAATTTCGCCCACCGCGTTCGATCCGATCCTTACGGTTGCGCCTTGACCCTTGCTCGGCATTTTTCTCGCCCTCCTTGCCTAATCGTACTGGTTATCCGTGACGGATACGTGTTGCACGAACACGAATCTGAAATCTGCAACGAACATCGGAAAATAATTGACGTGATCGAACTCGCGCTCGAACCTGAACCAGTCGAGCCCCAGGGAGAAAACGTTGCGCGCGATCGCGGCGACCGCCAGGTCCGCAAAGGAGGTAATGTCCTCGATCCCGGCATACGAGGTCCGGGAGCCGGATTTCGTAACCGCACCGTTGGCTACCGCGAGCCTCATCAGGATCACGTGTTCCTTTTCGGCAACGCCGTCTCCGGCCGTCTTCCCGTCCGGAAACAGGATCGCAAACGGACACGCCGATTCTCCCGGAGGCACCCGGTTGTCCATGCCCAAGTACGTAGAAAAGGGCCTGCCGGGATATTTGCTTCCGATCCATGCGGACAGCTCCGGATCGGTCTCCAGGACCTCCGCAAGCCGGCGGGCGAGCGCAAACTCATTCATTGCCCGATCAGATCCTTACTTCCGAGCCTTTCTTGCCGTCCATGTATGCCCAACAAGCCGTCTCGAAGTCGCGCGACATTCCGTTTCCGTACTTGCGCGCAAAAGGCGCAATCGCGGGTCTGGCCGGAAGAGTGAGCATGGTCGTCTCCTTGCGCAGCGTATAGGCCTTCTCTCCTGGTCTTCTCGGCCTGCCATATCTGCCGAAATGCTCGCGTATGCCCGGCGTAACCCTGAACGTTCTGCCTTCCGCGGACGCTCTTGCGAAAGCCAGCCAGGAGGAGGGGGCCGCAAATGTGCCCCGGTCCAGGGTTCCGATGGTCAGCCTGTTGCCCTCGACATCGTAATTCTGGAAACGCGCAAGCATGGAGAAAGGCGTCCGCCTGCTTTTGCCTGTCTCCTCCCTGAGATACCGCTGCCGCACTATGGTCAGCGGCCGGAGCCGCTCTCCGCCTGGAGTCCCCGTAGCAATCTCCCGCTTGAGGATCCTCGAATACTTGTAGCCGACCTTGCGTAACGCTCTGGGAACGGCGGTCTCAGCCCTTTCGGCAAGGCTGGAAAAGTACCGCTCCGCAAGCTTCAGCCCGTCCGTTTTGAACTTGAGGTCGATCACAGCTTCGGCCGCTTCTGCTCATAGCAGATCAGACGCCACACGAACCCGTCCCCTCCGGCGATCCTGTCGACGTACCAGGTCCGTTCGGTCCCGTCCGGCATGAGCACGACCACGTCGTCACGGTTCCTCGGAGCCGGCACGTCCCCGGCGCTCACCGTAAGGACGAGCATGTTTCGGACGCTTGTCGCTCCGTCGGCCCATTCCTCATCGAATTCCACCAGGGCGCTCGTCTGCGCGCCCCGGTATTCGACGCTGACCGCAAGCTCGTCCTCCGAAAGAATCCGCGCAACGTCCGCCGCCAAGTCTGCCTTGAAACCCATAACGGACCCGCAAGTCGTATTATGCCGTGATGTTGCCCAACAGGTACCCCGCGCCGGCGAAGACGATCGCCTCGTCCACGTGGTGCCGCACCCGGTAGACGTTCGATCTGGTCTGCTCCTCCCGATATTGTTCCGTCACGATGTTCGACGGGGAATCCTCGATCCAGAGGAACGTCCGGCCGAGACACGGGTCGCGGAGGTCGTTTCCGCCCGACGACACTCTCGCCAACAGGACGTATTCGTCGTCCCAAATGTCGGTAATTGAGGCGGTCTTGTTCTTCTTGGCCGCGTCGTAGATCGCGTTCCCGACAAGTACACGGCTTACCCCGAAGTACTGCGCCAGCAAGGCCTTGTTGGCTTCGTCATTGCCGAGCATGATGGGGTTCGTGTACTGCAACCGGCTTTGGATCTCGCTCGAGACCATGACGTTGTCAAACACCTTCTTCGACATCGCGATCACGTTCGGCTCGAGCCCGGTGGCGGCCCGCATGGCCGTTTTCGCCGCCTTCACGTCCGCCAGGGGCGTGCACTGCGCCGCGTTGCTCCACTCGGTCGTCACGTCGTGATGATTCGGAATGTTGGTCACGGAGAACAGCAGGTCGGCGATCCGCTTCTCCTGGCTGCGCAGTAGCACGTCCACGGCGCGCATCACCGCCACCTCCTCCGCATCGAAGAACCTGCGGTAGAGTGCGGCCTCGACGTCGTCGACGGGCTCCTCCCTGCCGTACTCCTTGCATGCGTAGGTCCCCATTTCGAACTGATAGTCGTCCCTGTTGTACGCGCTCCTTGGGGCCCGCTTGAGAGAGGCCGGAAGCTTCAGCAGGGCCTCGATCGGGATCTTCGGATAATCGGCGGTCTGACGCTCGACCTCGAATATGGGCAGCAATTCGAGTCCGACGAAACCCCGCTGGGACGCGCTCAGCATGTATTCATACGCGATCGCGCCGAGGTCGGACCTCTGAATGGTCGTTCCGGAAGTCGGTCTGGGCATTTCGATTTCCTCCTATTCGCTTACGTGAAAAGAACTTCGATCACCGCGTCGTCGACCGTTGCGGCCTCCAGGGCGATCGCCTGCGCCGTCCCGGACACCGTGTCTGACAATTTGCCGTTTGCGGCCCCGTAGAGCGCGGTCCCTCTGGCTATCGAGGTCCCCACGTCCGCTTCGCATTCGCACGTGCCGGGTGAGTTCTTCAGCCTGACCTGTACGGGTTCGCCCTGCGCCGCTGCGTACTCGGTCACTCCGATGCAAGCTTCTCCTGCGCCCGCATATACGACCTCAGGCGGATCGGACGTGGTGCCGCTCGAGATCTTCACGCGTCTTTTGGCCTCCAGGGCCGCACCCGCAATGAACGTCTTCTTTCCGGTTTCGGTCCATCCCATCGTTTTTTTCCTCCATTTGGTTACTGAATGTTGACGGATTTCAGGGAGGCCAGATACGCCTCGTGCAACTCGGGCCGCTCCCTGGCCAATTTGCGCACGGCCTGTGCGAGCGTAAGCCGTTCCGTTTTCTGCAGCCGTTCGAGCTCCGCCTCCCAGGTCGACGCGGACGCAGGAACGGGTTTTGCCCCGGCTCCCGGGTTCGGTGCGCCCGTTGCCTTCAAGAGCTCCAGCATCTGCGCCCTCAGGTTCGCATCGCCTTGGGATTGAAAAGGCCGGGCCGAAAGCGCGTCGCGCACCGCAAGGAACTGCTCGACGGTGATCCCACTTTCGACGAGCGCGCGCAGGGCCCTGCCAGATTCCTCGCCGAGCTGCGCGTCCGCCAACGCCAGGATACGCGTCCGTTCGGCTGCGGCCGCCTCCGCCTGTACGGCCGTCCGGTCCACGGAAGCGGCACCGGCGGAAAACACCTCCCTGTAAAGTTCCGGATGTTTCTCCTCGAATTCTTCCCTGGTCATGACGATTTTCTCCTTCTGCATGGTTTCCTGTTCCCTGTAGATTTCGACCTGCACGTCCTCACCCAGGGCAAGCGAGATCGCAGCGGAATCCGGATCACGACCTAACGTGACGAAACTTACCTCCCGGACGTCCGATTCCCGCCAGATCTCGGCAGGCCCCCTGAGCTCGTACCCGTTGACCTTGGCGACTTCCTTTTCCGAATCGAGCACCTGCACCTTAATCGGCCATACTCCGATCGACGCCTCCCATGGATAACCTTCGTCGGCCAGCGCAAGCACTTCGGCGGCGTCCCGCGTGGATTGGGAGAACGTCCCGGACATGAGCAGGTTGGATCCGTCCTTGATCACGGTCTTTGTCCTGCCGACGATCCTGTCCCGTTGATGTTCGCGCAGGACGGGCATCTTCGGTTTGGCCCGGATGCCGGAAACGTCGATCGCGAGCTTGCCCCAGGAAAACTCCAGGGGCCGGCCCGTGTATGCGGTGATGTGGAACGTGCGCTCCGTCTGTTCTCTGCCCTTCTCAGCCTCGGCGGCCGAGAACTCGACCGGAGCCGAAAGCGCCATCGCCTGCCTGCGGTTTTTGGCTTCGATCCACATGCTGTTGCAGATGGCGTAGGCCTGGTCCGGGTCCCGGCCCTCGGATTCGACGAGCTGGGTCGTACAGCGCTTCAGATACTCCTGCTTGCTTTCACCCTTCTTCGGCGTCGGCATTGTCCGTGTCCTCCTTTCCGGTTCCGACGTCCTGCCGTGCGGCTCCCAGGGGCAGTCCGCGTTCGCGCAGCAGTTCCTGCTCCTCCTCGAGCCGCTCGATGACCGACCTGAAATCCCCTCCCCGTTCGGCGACCGCCTCGCTCCGTGTCTTGAGATTGTTTTGGATGGCCAGTATATCGGCCTGAATTTCCTTGATGGGTTCGATGTCTCCCTTCGGCCCTCCCCTCCAGTCGCACCTGGTGAGGGCGCTCATGCGGCCGTAAAAGTCGTCCACGTCAAGCCGGCCACGCAGCCAGGCCTCCTCCTGTAGCATCGTGAAAATCTTCTGGCACGTGGCTCCGAGCCAGGCGCGCCGGCACATAAACACGCGCCAGGCGTCCAGCATTGCCGCCCTGAACCCGGCGTAATTGGTCTCGGCAACGTCGCTGAAGGCGACGACGTACGGAAGATTCAGGCTGGCCGCGATGGCCTTCTTGATCACCTTGACGAACGGTTCGAACGTCTGGCCGGGCCTGCTTGCGGCAATCGGCTTGGGCTCCTCCCCCGGATTGCCGTACATGATCGACCCCGGGATGATCTCCTGATACCTGTCGGTCCTGGGCGATCCGTCCGGGGCGGTGCCGGACTCCTCGAGTCCCGCCAGGGCCGCGGCGGTCCCGTACGGATCGCCGCTTTCGACCTGGATGAACAGCGCAAACGCGGCCGTCACGACGTTCGCCACAAGTTCCGCGTCCAGAAAATCGTTGAGGTCCCTCAGGTACTTCATCCCGGCGGAAAACTGCGAAATCCCGCGGACCTGCTCGGCATCCTGTATGATCATCGTGTGAAGGACGTTCCACCTGTGCCCGGTCCGGGCCGGCACGCGAACGAAGTTCGACGACAGGTCCGCGGCGAAAGGCGCTTCGGCTCTTTTGATCCAGTACGCGACCGGCTCCCCGTACCGGCCGAGTTCGATCCCATCCCGGATGTTGGGATTGCCCGCAAGGTCGGAAGGGGTCTTCACCCGCAGAGGATGCACGACCTGGCAGGCAAGCGAGTACGGACGGCCCGGGTCGTCCAGCATGTGAAGCAGCACGAAGTATTCACCGTACTGGACCAGGTTGCGCTCGAGCAGGAACTGCTGTCCGTAGAACGAAAGCCGTCCGCCGGCGTCCGCCGTGGGACACCATTCGTGCCAGACGGCCCGCTCCTGGTTCTGGATGACGCGCGCTTTGTCCTTGTCCAGCCCGATGGCGTCCGCGTCCACGATCGGATGCGGGACGAGCCCGGAGCCCACGACCGTGGATGCGAATGTCTCCACGATGCCCGCGGCGTGCGGATCGGAATAGACGAGGTCGGTTGCGCGTTCGGCGATCCGTTCCCGCTCCAGGGCTTCGGACTGCGCGTTGAAGTGCCTGACGGGGATCCACTGCTTCATGGATCCTTCGCGCTTGGCGGCCCGCTTCTGGTACTGGTAGGGCACCGTCGGCCGTATGGGCAGTCCGTTCGAGGCGTACAGCACAGGTTTCGTGCGGCTCCGTCGGGTCATCAGGGCCGCCATGGTCTCGACGGCCCGGGCGAACATTTCCTGTCGCTGCGGACCCATCAGTAAGTCCTCCGCGGGATTCCGACGTTGATCGCAGGACTCGGATGACCTTCCTGCGCGAGCGCCTCGAGCAGCTCGCCGCGCCGCTTAAGCAGCGTCTCCAGGTCCGGTCTTCTTACGCGACTCTGCCCGCTCCCCCATTCCTGGGCCTGCAGGGTTTTCGAAATGGCCGCCTCGATCTCTTCCAGAAGCTCTCGGGTGGTCTTTAGCGCCATGCGGAGACCCTCCGTCCGACTGCCGGACATGCCTTTCCGTCCGCACGTCGAGTTTATCCCCCGAAAAACCGCAAAAATGGGATTCGGGCCTTAGTCGGGGTATATTCGGGGCGTATTCGGGGTAGAAAACGGGCAAAAAAGGGGCTTGACAGGTTTCGGGGTTATTCGCAATTTTCGGGAATTTCCCGGGTGGGATGTCTGGTCAGGGCCCTGCAGAAATCGTCCAGGTTTTCTGTCCAGGCGTACCAGCGACCGTTGATGATCCGGGCCGGCATGCCAAGTTTGAGAAACGTCCGGAACACGACCTCGTTTATGCCGAGGTATTCCTGGATGGACTTGGCGGTCTGCAGCAGACGACCCTTGCCGCTCATCTGTTCAGCCATGACGGTCTTTCGTATACGCGGGCCCCAAGGCCGGGTCTCGTCGGTCCTTCCGGAACGATCCTACGTCTGCCTGTCCTCGCGCCGCCGACCCTTGCGGGAGCCACGAGTAATCTGACACCTCCCAGCCATTCCGGGTCCGCACAGGCCGCGGCGATCAGTTCCGCGTCGAGGTAATGGTTGTCCTTGCGGATCCGCACCCATTCCTCGCGGCCTTTACGGTCCAGGCGCTTTTCCTCCGCCAGAATCTGCTGCGAATAATCCCTGCCGGTCCCGGAGTGCAGATAAGCGGCTCCGGCCCCCTCGCGCTTTCTGGCCCGTTCGAGACGCCACCAGAAGGCGTCCTTGAGCTTGTCGGTGTCGAGCAGGACGATCGTAAGCCCTCCTGGGATCGGTTTTCCGGAGGGCAGTCTGTCCAGGGGCTTGCTCATCCGCAATTTGCCCTGCAGCGGGTAACTCGATCCCTTCGTCCCCCATACCTGGCAGCCCCGGCCCCGGCCGTTCTTGCGCAGCCACAGATACGTGTCCTCCGTAGCGCTGATCCCCGAGGCGTCATCCAGCAGGGTGCCCGCCGTATCGATGGCCGCCCTCCAGATCGGCATCTCCATTCCTTCCATCCCGACGACCGGATAGGCCGTATCGAACAGCAGCTGCTCGACGTCCTCCCATGAGGGCAGGAACCCGTAATGCACGAGCCATGATGTCATATCCCTGGCCCAGGCGCGCACGACAAAATAAAAGCCGGTCTGCTGCCTGTCTATCCCGCAGGTAAGCGCCACGGCTTCCCTGGGAACGGTCTGCGGAGGAAGATCGCATCTGGCTTGAAGGACCTGGTCGTCGTCGACCTTGACGTAACGCTGGATCCAGGGCTCGCCGAACCAGCCGTTCACGACGTTCTGCAGCTCGGCAGGATCGTCCTTTGACCGCAAGAACTGCACGGCAAGTTTTCCGAACTTGACCCAGGGCGAGTAAAGGCTCGACAGCCTGAACCCGATTTTGCGCCGTCTGCCCGGCTCCGCTGCGGCCTGCCACCGGCCGGCCCTGAGCATGCCGGGCTTGTGATGATCCAGGATGGTCCCGCCGCACTTGGCGCACTCGTAATGCGCCAGCTCCTCTATCCTGCCGAGCCTGTCCGGATCGTCCTTCGAACATTGCGGCCACTTGACCTGCGCGAACACCAGGGGCTGATATACCCCGCAATGGGGGCACGGCACCTGGTACTCGTACACGGCGTCGCAGTCCTCCAATTCCCGGGTAATGCGCCCTTGTTCCGTCGTAGGCGTAGAGGCGATCATTATCTTCCGGCTGTACAGAAACGTCTTCGTTCGCTCGACCGCCAGGGAGACCGGGTCCGCCTCGTTCTGCAGGACGGTCGGGTATTTGTTCACCTCGTCGAGCAGCACGTATTCGCACGGCTTGGAGGCCAGGCTTGCCGCACTATTGGCCCCGGACAGGTACAGATCCATCCCGGCGAACTGCATGCGCAAGGTCGTGAACCGGTGCCGGTCGCCGACGCGTTTTTCCGCAAGCCTCGGATGGGCCTCGATCATCGGCTGTATTCTGGTCCTGGACACGTCCTCCGCCACCTCAACCGTAGGATAAACCACCATGGTGGGGCCTGGCTGCTGATCGATGATATACCCAAGAATGTTCAGCAGGGTTTCCGTCTTGCCGACCTGCGTGGCGCTCTGAATCACGACGCATTCGACGTCCGGATCGTTGAAGGCGTCCATCCATGCCCGCGCGTACGGGATCCGGTCGGTCCTCCAGGGGCCCGGTTCCGCGCTCGTGGACGGTTCCAGGATCCTGTACCTGTCCGCCCACTCTGTGACCATCAGCCTGTCCGGAGGCTCTATCTCCGAGAGCTCCTCCGGGAAGAAGGCTTCGAGAAAGTCGAATCGGCCAGCCCGCATTTTTCCCTGGTGTCCTCCTTGTCGGACTCCGGCGCCGGCGTGAATTTGCCCGGGCGCGCTAGCAGTCCGAGCAGAAACCGTACTTCGTCGTCCAGCACCCTGCCGGCCTCACGTTCGTCTAGTCCCATCAGTCGTCCCGGCAGACGCTTCGACCACAGGAGCAAATGGCGCCTGAAATGGCTATACCTGTTGCGCCAGGCGGCGGTAACTTTGTCGCGCGGGAGCAGCGTGCCTTCCTTGGTCTCCCGGTCGATCCTGGCAAGCAGGGCGCGTTCCTTGCGGTACTGGGCAAGCCATTTTTTCGATTCCTCGGTCTCCTGATGGGCAGTACCCGCGGCCTCCGTGCGGGCCTGCTCGAGGGCCCATTCGACGCACTCAAGCACATTGAACGTCCCGTCCTCGTTCCTCGGCATGCCTTCGGAGACCCATCGGGACACCGTTGCAGGATTGACCCCGAAGACCTGGCCGGCCAGGACGGCCCTGGAGACCCGCTTCAGATCAGCCACGCCGTAGCACGTGCGCTCCAATATTTGCTACCCCTCTACGCGGAGGCGGGCCGCGGCGGCTGCGATACCCTCGGCCGACGCCCCCCTGGAAAGGACCCGCGGCCGGTTCCGATCCATCGTCTATTTCTCGACGGTCAGATAGAACCAGCATCCCCAGCGCCGCCACGGGATTATGACATAAAACGGGCACCTGTCCCCGTTGTGCGTCGGAATCCGCCACCTGCAATCGTCCGGGCAATCATCCGTGCAGAGGGCCCCTCCCGTGGAAAACCGAATCAAGGGCCGCGCCGGCGGATTGTCCGAACCGCATTCACGGAACGACATGTCGGGGTACCGCTGCGCAGGTCTGTCTGCACTCCGAGGCTTTTCTGCGGGCAGCAATGCCTTGAAATGTTCCACGAGCCGTAGTGCCACCTCCCGCCTTAATGCCTGCCGGCCGCGGAGCCAGGCACTGATTTCGTAAAGCGTGCATCCACCTAATTCCGCCAGCGTCACGCGCGAGATCAGGCCTGCTGCGACCTTGCGTCTGAGCGCGGTCATGAGCCGCCTGGTAGTCTTCCAGGACAGGGGCATCTCCGCGCATTCCGTCGCAGTTCTGACGGTTTTCATATCGCCGCCTCCCCTCTCAGAGCCCTATGTTCAGGTTTTCCAGCACGTCGTTCGGGTCTTCCGCCACGAACGCTATGCCTCCTCGATCGCGGATATTGGCAAGAATCGTCTTCCAAGTCGCCGTTACGTTTTGTTCCGGCCGTTTGACTTTGATCGCAACTAATCTGCCCTGATAGATTCCTACGACGTCGGGCACGCCGGCGGGCCTCTCTGATCCGTGTCGGACATGCCAATGCCAGACGCCGAGCGAATCGAGAACGTCACAGATCGCCTTTACGGCTTCGCTTTCTTCCTCGGCCGTTCGAGCTTCGTTTCCCAGCCTTTTGCCGAGCCATGCCGTGAACCCGTAAGGATCTTTGCGGTATTCTTCGGCCATGATTCGAACCGCGACGGAAAGCTCACGCCCGATGCGTGCTTTTGGTCCGCGTCCGGCGCGGAGTTTATGCAGGACATCTTCCGTGAGACGTTTCAACGTGATCTTTTCGTAGCCTTTTTCCGCTTTGTTCCTTCGATATTCCTTCGTCGTCATCAAAAAGTGCGCGGGAGACCCCGCCCTTCAGGGCGGGGAGGGATAGCGCACCGCCGTCAAGCGGCTCCCCGCGCTTCCTCCTTTCCTGCCATCCCGTTGGGTATAACCCTGCGACGCTTTACCTTTCGCCTGCATGATCCAAGCCTTCCAGAGTCCGGGACTGGGGAAGCATCCCGGAGTGGGTCTTGACGACCTGTTGCCAACGTAGCGGTTTCCTAACACTTCCCCCTTGGCCCTAGCGCAGCCAGGAGCACGCATACGCATCCGACCGCCAGCGGTGCCCAGGCCCATCCGATAGAGAGCCCGGCCGCCCACATATCCACCAGCGCCTTGGCAAGCTCTCCGCCCTCTGCCGCTGCGTCCTGTGCCGTTTGCCTGGCCTCTGGTAGCGCCCGCATCATCGTGCGCCAGGCAGCCGACGCCATCAGAGCCGTAAGGCCCCCCGTGGCCCACAGCACCGCGTATCGCCGCCTCCAGACGGCCACGAGCCCGGCGAGAGTCAGGATCAGCATCAGCTTGCCGTCCGGCCCGGAGACAAGCGATAAGCCGCCGACAAGCGGCACGTGGATGATTGGCCCAAACAGACCAATGGTCGTCAGTACACATCCCAAGGCACCGATAACTGCGCGATTTTCCTTGCTCATTTTGTCTCCTCCTCTCTCCTCTTGGTTGAGCCGTCATGCACTGCCTCCACTGCGCAATCATTTGGCCGCCCCTCCCGCCACGACACCGCGCTGGACTTGAGGCACAATCTCCGCCTTGGCGTAGCCCAGCAGACACAGCGCGTCCGCCTCGTTGTCGTCCTCAGGCTCTATCGCCCAGAGCCTGCGCGCCGCCTCTATCATCTGCTCCTTGCCGGCGCGCCCGTGCCCAGCGGCCCATTTTTTCAGAGTCGCCGAGTGGACCGGATAGTACTCTATCTCCCGCACCGCCGCATGGGTCTGCACGAGGCACTCGAGCCCGGTGAGGAGCCCAGCCGCGTAGCCGCCCCGCAGATGCGGCCTCTCGTAGACGACGAGCCAGACGTCCCAGTCGAAAAGCTCCTGTAACCACCGAGAAAATCTGACGTAACGCATCCCTGGCGACTCCCCGCGCGCCAGGTCGAAGACCTGTACTCCGCTGTCGGGCCGCACAAACGGCGGAGCCCAATACGCCCAGCCGCACCGGGTCCCCAAGTCTAACGCCAGCACACAGTCCTTTGATCTAGCCATCTGCTCATCCCTCATCCGTTTCTTGGCCTCCTCGCGCTTCTCCTCAGATATGTGCCGTTTTCCCTCTAGTCCGTCCCGAGCCATTTCGCCTTACCGTTCATGTCCGCCTCCACCGCCTGGAGCATCTGAACAAGCTCCTGGAGGTCCCTGTAGTCCAGCACATACAGCACGCCAGGTTTTCCGCGGATCTCGACGGTCCCGGACAGGTACAGATGCGGCCGGCAGTCCGTCGCGCCGAGCGCTCCCGACCGCCATCCGGAGAGACGGTCAAGCAGGAAAAGCAGGCAGACCGAGCCGAAGCAGATGCAGAAGAGATAAAAGAGAGCTTTTGCCATCGCAGACACTCCTTCAGGCTCCAATTGTCTCCAAGATCCGCGTAAGCGGCCCTGTCCCATCCGTTGGCGGAGTGAGATCTCTCCACCCGAGCTCGAGCCATTCTTCCCAGTCCTCCCTGCGGTAGCCGCCCCGGGTCAGGATCCTGCCGCGGGCCTCCAATTGCCGCCTCGTGCGGATCGGAAGCGTTGGGCCGAAACGCCTGCGCCAGTTCTCGCAATGGCCGCACCTGACGACCGACGTGTACTGCATGGGATCATCCGCAGCGTAGCTTTCCAGGAAGCCGCGTCCGCCGCACTCGGAACAGTAATGTTCCTGTACCTCTTCTCCGGTCGGCCCTTCTCTTGAGTCCTGCATGTTCTGGCATGTCGTCCGCAGTTCCTGCGGGCTCGGGAAATTGCCGGCCAAGGGCTTCGTGCATCGCATGAGGTTCGTCACGGTCTCCGTCCAGGCGCGGTCGGAGTACCGGCAGACGGCTTCCCAGTAGACGCGCTCCTGGGCGTCCGTGAGCGGCTTCCGCCCGTAGTAAGCGTAGAGCTCATTCATTCCCCAGCGAAACCTGCTCATCTCCATGCCTCAATCCTCCGTTTCTGGCTCTCCGCCGAATGTCGCCGTGAGAAACCCGAAGCCCGTCTTCCTGAACGGATCCGCGCGCTGCCTGCCGGCCCGATTCTGCTCCCTGGCCAACCAGCCCGTGATGAACCGCATGACACCCCTGCTGGTCTTGCGCCGATCAGGATTTGCCAGGCACCAGGCACGCATCGTGCGCAGCTCTTGCTCGACGTCGACGGCGGGAAACAGGCTTGTCCATTCATCCACCTGGTCCCGGCAGACCCCAAACTCCGCTTGGCCGGATTTGCCTGGCAGGACGGGTATCGTGATGACAGGTTGGGGCTCGTGTGGAGGCTCAACCAGAATGAGTTGCTCAGATTCACCCGGCGCGGATACGGGCGACGGTCCCGTCCGATGACGATCGGACGGGACAAGAGGGGGTTGCAGGGGGATTCCTCCCCCTGCCGTAGCGTGACATGTGTCTGCCGTTATGTGCTGGGTTCCTTTCCCCCCCATACCCCCCCTTTCTTCCTCCGCCGTACCAGTACTATCTATTAATTTATTTCTAGAAGAGAAGATGGAAGAAGGGGAGTAAGGAGAAGAAGGAGAAGAAGAGGGGGTTATAGGGGGAGAGGAAGAGGGAGAGGAGGAAAGAGGAGGGCGTGACAAGGGCGTGACAAGTGGCGTGACAACAGCGTGACAAGAGCGTGACAAGGTGCGTGACGTCACGCTGGTGGCATTCTTAGCGCTTCTGTGACGTTCCTGCCGCGTACGCCATTGCTTCCGTTTCGCTTCATCACGTACCATCCTCCGGCAAAAAATCGTACCGTCCTCTGTTCGGGAAAGTACCGAGGCTCGCTCAAGTTCCGCAAGACAGTTGGAGTATTCGTCAGCAGTACAGCCGAGTATACGCGCGGCTTCGTCCACGGTGGGCGCTCTGTCCCCTATAAGGAAGTAGCCGTACCTCGGTGATTGATGCATGACGCACAGCATGCCGATCCACAGTCCGCGTGCGGCGAGGCTGCACGCGCTCAGGTTAAGGTCCCTCAGCCAGTCGCCGGGGTAAAAGCGTATCGCCGGGCACTTTTTCATTTTTCGCCGCCTACTTCTGCATCCATTGGTGGAATGCGTGCCAAAACTCTTCGAAATTCCTGGCAGCCGTCTCCTTGAGTTCCTCCGGACCGATCCCGTTCGCCTCCGCCGTGACTGCGACGAATTTTTCGAGTTGCTGTAAGATCGCCCCGTCTCCCTTTGCGGCTTCGGCAACGAGCTCTTCGAAACAAGGCTCCGGAAGGGGCTGTTCCGGCTCGATCACCTGTTCTCCCTCGGTAAGCAGGTCCATTTGTGACTCTCCGGCATGGAACCTGTCCTCAAGAGCCACCGCCTTGGCGAATTCGACGGACATCGGAGCTAGCTTCGCGTGCCGGCGGATCACGGTCTTTTTCGCCATTTCGTCCCAGTCCGTGGCCCACGGGCCTTCGGCGGGCGATTTCGAGCGCTGTCGTACCTTCTCGATGTCTTCCCTGCTCATGTAGTCGAACGAATGCGACCCGTCCTTGTACCGGAAAATCACGTATGCGCCCCTCGGCTCCCCACGGTCCCCGTCGGCCGGCACGTGCTCGAGCTTCTCGTCGAGCCCGTAGCGCAGCTCGAACCGGTCGTTCGAGTAGACGACGTGAGCCTGCACGCTCCTGACTTCCCCACTGCGCCTCGTGAGGGCCAGGAGCCCGCGGTAGCCGGGAATGAGCTGCGCCTCCATGGGTTTTCCGGGCTTCTTGCTGTTCCTGTACGGGACCATGTAGGCCTGCCCGGTAATTCCGTCGGGCTCCAGGCCGAGCTGCGCCGCGGTCATCACGCAAGCCAGAAGGCTTTGTGGCGTGCATTCAAGGAGTGCCGGGTTGCGTTGTATGGACGTGATCGCCACCCTGAGCAGGCGGTCGACGGACAGGTGCTTCGGGATCGCCATCAGGAGTTGTTTCTTCACGCGCTCGTCCGTAAGCAGGGCGCGGATCGTCTTAACCTTCTGTGCCGTGAGCTCCGTTCTCGTCTGCATCTTTTGTTTCCCCTCATGTTCTCAGCACGGTCCTGGCTTCCTCGTAGATTTCTACTCCAGGGATTTCTCGGACGCCCATCTTCACGGCCTGACGGATCAGCCGCTCGTCAGGCACGCAATACTCTCTCGGGACCTGTGCGGGTTCCACAACCCGAAACGTCCATTCCTTTCTGATATGAGCGCTCGTTCCGGTTTCCGTCCGGGTCACTCTGGGAGGCTCCGGAAGCACCGGAGCGGGCACCACAGGGGCCTGGACCCCCTTGCTTTCCGCATCCCGGTTGAGCTTCTCCTGGAGGAGCTTGGCCTCCTCCTGCGCCTTCCGCTCGGCCTCGCGTCTGGCGAGCTCCTGGGCGTACTGGTAATCGGAGATTTTCTTTTTGAGATCCTGGACAATTTCCTTGAGCCTGCCCAGGAAATCGGAAGCGAAGCCGTTGACGGATTTCACGAACCGGTTCGGTTCCTCGACGATCGCTTTCCTCTGCGCGTCTATCTTTTTCTCCAGGGCCTGCGCCTGCCCGGCCATCGCGATCGCGGCCTTGAGGCTTTCCTCGTCCCGGACCTCATGCTCGCGGGCCTCCCGGAACATGAGGTCGATCGCCTCGCTGTATGGAGCAAACCTGGCCTTTACAGCCTCCATATCCAAGAGTTTCGATCGTCTGTCGATCTTCTGCCCCGTCTCCAACCCAGCCATGAAATCGACGTGTTGTGTCATGGTTCCTTACCTCCTTTTTTCGTGTCTTGAACGAAATACTTGTAGGCGGTCAGGGCCGCCAGGAAGGCGGCGAAGTCCCTCTTGTGGTCCGTGTACTCCGTTACCTTTGCGGGCCCTCCGGTCTCATCCAGTCTGAGGGCCAGAGTCCGAAGGACCGGATAGCCGGCCCTGTCGGCAAGCCGCCTGTAGGCGGCCAACTGGCCCCTCCATATCCTGGAGACCGTCCTGGCGGTCTTATAGTCGACCAGGGTGAGCTCGGCTTCGGAATCTCCCCTGAGCCTGGCGATAAGGTCGGGACGTCCCCGGTAGCCTAGCTCCATGTCGACCAGCTCCTGCTCGACCAGGTGCACCGATATGACGGCAAACCCGAACCACTCCTGGAACGAAAGGACATATCCGGCGCAACCCTCGGGGACGCCTCCCAGATAAGGCACTCCGCGGGCGACGCAGGAGCAGATCCTGTGCACCTCGGTCCCTCTCCAGGCCGCGTGTTCGAGCGCGTCTGGCGGGACCGCCCGGAGATCCTGGTATGGTCGAAGGACTTCGGTTACGCTGGGCAGTGATTTTGTCTCCGCGTTCCACGTACGGCCGATCGCACCGCTCGATTCACGCATCGGCCACCCGCTCCCCGCAGTATGGGCAGACGGTAAGAGGTTCGTTGGAGCCCGTCACCATGATTTTGTCTCCGCGTTCCACGTACGGCCGATCGCACCGCTCGATGAGCGTGTAGACTCTCCGGCCGGCCTCGCGCACGTCCACGCTTCGACATTCGCAGGACTCTCCGCCGTCGCATGTGTTGAACAGTAGGACGTCGCAGCAATACATCGCTTCTATCTCCCGGCCTCTGCTCCATCGTTCGCAGGAAGGAGCTCCCCGATGATCTTTCGGGCCGCGTACAGAATGCTCGCCTTGGACTGCGGAAGCATCGGTTCCAGGTCAAACAGGGTTATCCACGCGGCCATGAGCCGGTCCCTGAGCTTTCCGACGAGATCGTCTTCTGAAACGTTTTTTTCGTTCATTTCGCGTGTGCCTCCCTGACCGTGTTGAGGTTGACTTTTGCCGGGTTTCTCCGCGCGGACCCGCACGGGTCGCAGTACCAGCCTCCGTCACCGAACCATATGTGGTCCCTGGTAATGTCGACCACGCGGCCGCAGGACGGACACGTCGCGTACCTGCACCCTTTCCCCTTGAGTTTTCCCCAGACGGCTGTCTTCATGGCGGTCCTCCTCCGTTCGGGTTATGGCGTCACCGCATCATCCATACCAGGATGAAAAACGGCATCAGCCCGCAGACGAAACCAAGCAGAAAGATGGAAACCGGATCCATCACAGCGCCTCCCAAAGAGTTTTCTCCATTGCGTCGTGCTCGGGGCCGTGCCCGCAGCCGCAGAACCAATGCGCGAACTCATGAACGAGCAGGCTCATGAGTGCGTCCTTCCTAGGGCCGATCCTGGAGACGAAGACGTAGCCGCCGGTTTCGAGGCCGGAATATCCCTCGGACGGCACGCGGGGTTCGGGGTCCATCACGTCGGGATACTCGGCCCAGGTGTCGGCGCATTCGCCGGCGCAGCCTGGGCCCTTGCACACTTCCGGCACTTTCTGGTTTGGAGAGCGGACGAAAATTACGGTAGGAAGCGCCCGCTCAGGGAATAGGCGGGCACAGGCCTTGCCGAGCGCGGACAGGGCGTCGATCTCGTCAGGCTCGAGATCCGAGGCGACGGGAACGCCCTCGACGAACGCCCTCGGGGCCCACTGCTCGATCGACGGTGAGCAGGCGAGAACGGCGACTAGGAACGCGAAAGACGCGACGGATTTCCACTGGTAATCCACTGGTAATCGCCTCCAATACGGGCTCAAAACCCGTAGGCTTTTACCAGGGATCAGCCGATGGATGCCGTTTGGAAAGCGAGAAAAATCAGCTGTTTCGCTTGGTTCGGGAAGTTACGGCCTGGCTTCGGGAGCATGAGGTCGAGGGTTCAAATCCCTCCTTCCCGACCAGAGATTCCATAACGGCGGCGCGGGGATACGGAAGAGGCCGTCCCGGGGCCCCTTCCGCCCTCGCCGCTTCCACTGGCGATCCACTGGTAATTTTTTCGTCCTCCGGAAATTTGCAGTCCCGACCCGAAGGGATCGTGACGATTCCGTTGAGCGCCGCGAGCGCCCAGCGCATCGCGTCGTCGTCCACCCCCAGATAAATCATCGTGGTCTGGATGTTCGTGTGTCCCAGGATCTTGGAGATCACCGGGACCGGAACTCCGGCGCGAAGCATCTCGGTCGCGGCCGCCTTTCTCAGGCCCCTCCAGCAGAACGGCCGAATGCCGGCCTTCCGGCAGAGAGTCTTCAGGGCCTTCGGACGCCTCATGTAGGCCGCCCCCGTCCTGGGGTTCGGAAAAACAAGCTCGCCCTCCCGCGACCTCAACTGTCTAAGGGCCCTTCTGAGCGTGTCGTTCATCGGGATCTCCCGAGGGGTCCAGGAACGGTCCCTGGACTTCTTGCGGGTCCAGAGCGTGACCGTCCCGCGGGCGAAGTCCACGTCCTTCCATGCCAGGCGCGCGATCTCGAAAGGCCTGGCGGCGGTGTGATACGAAACCTCGAGGTATGCCCTGAGCTCCGGGTCGGCCTTGAGAAGCAGAGCCTTAATGTCGGCGGCGGTGGGAACGTACTCGCCCGCCGGCTGCTCCATCCTGGGAAAGAAGGGTATGCCGGCCGTCGGATTGGGCGCGCCGGCCGCGTTGAACACGGCCCGCAGGATCTTGAGGTACCTGTTCGCGGCCTCGGGCGACGTTTCGTGCTTGATCTCAAGGACCCGCCTTTTCACGAGCTCGGGCGTGATCTCGGAGACAGGAAGCATCATCCATTCCCGGAAGTACCGCCTGAGGACATACCGCTTCGTGGCGAGCCATTGCGGGTCATGGGCCGCCTCCTCCCACTTGCGCATGGCGGCGGTCGCCAGTTCCAAGAAGGTCGTAGGGGTCGTGGACTCCACAGGGGGCTCCGCCGGAGGAGGCGGCTCTGCGGGCGCCTCGAGCGCCTGTCTGAAGGCGCGCTCCGCGGCTTCTGCCCGTCTTCGGCTTGAGTATCCCCTGGGGCTGTTGTACCGGACGCCCCGCAGACGGAATTCCCAGACCCATTTGTTCCGTTTTCGCCTCGCGTCCCGGTAAACGCTCATTGCAGCCTCCGTGCACCCGGTCGATCATGAACGGGTCGAAAGACCATTTGCCGCCCACCTTGACGGCCGAATATACGGCCTCCCCGTTGCGGTAGAGCCAGGACGGGGAGCGGCCCGTGTAAACGGCCGCCTGTTTGAGGGTAAGATATCGCGGATTCATCTGCCTAGCCCTGATTTGAGGGGATTGCGACGTCGATTTTTTCCTTGACCTTGCCAGCTAAATATCGTAATTGTGCGGCAGGCTTGCGCTGCCTGACCGCTTCAACGAATTTCGTGAGGGCCATGTAGACGTCGAGGAGCTGCTCCTCGACCGTGGGAACATGACGACAGCCCCATTTCGAGGGGGCTGCGACGAGCTCGCACCCGACCGCCTGGGCGAGAATGGAGGCGGCGGCCCTGGCGATGTCGGCGCGGCCTATTTCCGAAAGGCGCTCCATTAGCACCAGATGCAGGTCCAGCGGGTTGCGCTCGATGTCCTCGCAGTAGGCCGGATCCCGGGCCCAGCGGTAGATCTGTGTGGGGGAGCGCTTGAAAATCTTCTGCAGGGCCGGCATCCCGAGGACGTGCTGACAGGCGTGGTAGAACTGCCAGGTGGTCAGAGGAGGAAGCGTGTCGTCCATTTTACCCTCGCGGACGGGAGAAAAAAGGTTATAGAATAATGACAGTGCTGCAACTTGGTTTTCTGCGTCTTTCCAGAGGGCTTTTTCAGGTTCGAGCGGATTATCTGAAATTTCAAGATTCATGTCAACAAAAATCTTGGCAAAATCTGCAATAAGATCTAAAAGCCCGGAAATACAGGGTCTTACGAATAGGCTCGTCGAGTGGGTCGAGGCAGAATTCAATGGGAACTGGTCTGAATTTTCCAGAAGGACGGGAATCAAAAGACAAAGATGGGATGATTTTTTGAGGGGAAAGTCCTCCTTAACCGGGAAGACATGGCTTCAGCTTGCCCGCACTTTCCCCGAGCAAACCCTCTACCTGCTTACGGGCAGACGGCAAGAGCCTTCCGAGCCCCGCATCATCTATTTCGAGGCCGAGGATCCCGAGATCAGGGAGGAGTTCGAGCGGACGGAGCGCAAGGACGCGTTCGTACCCATTCGGATCCTTTCGGACCCGGCGGCCATGGGGCCCGGCAGGAATGTGGCCTCCGGGGCCACCGACGGGTACGCTGTGATTTACGACGTGGCCCTGCCCAGGATCGCAAAGAGGCAGACGCGCAGGGACGAGAAGATCGTGTGCCTGTGGGCCATGGGGGACTCGATGGAGCCCACGATCCAGAAGAGGGCCCTCGTGGCGGTGGACCTAAGAGCGAACACGATCGAGAGCGTCGAGAACCGCAAGATTTACGCCATGTGGCTGCCGGAGGGAGGCATCACGCTCAAGCGGGTCATCAGGAGCGATTCGCACCTCATCCTCATCGCGGACAATCCTGAAGCCGAGGGCTACCCGCGGGTGCTCACTGGGGAGGACGCCGAGCGGGCCGTCCGCGGCAAGGTCATCTGGTGGTGGTCGCGGCAGGAATAGAGGCTTCGTTTCATGAATTTAAGAATTACTCCCCCGCTGTTGACGCGCTCAACGGCGGGTTTATCACCTCCCAGGGGACCGGGCCTTAAGCCTCGTCCCCTGGTCTATTTTAGAGGCAAGAAAATATGACATCCGTCATGCCCATATCGAAACCGTCGGACCCGGGTTTTGCGGACCGGCTGATCACGACCCTGTCGAAAGCCGGGATGTATCCGCGTGATCTAGCGGAGCTTGCGGGGATTTCCCAGGAGGCCGCCGAGGCCGCGACGAGGGGCGTCTTCCCGAGCGCCCCGGAACTCTACCGAATCGCAAAGGCGCTCCGGGTCACCATGGAATGGCTCGTATCCGGGGAGGAAAGCGGCACGGGCGCAGGTATTCCGAACTTCGAGGAGATGGTTGATCTACAAAGGTGGCAGGAGGTAGAGGAATTTTATCATTGTGCGGATGGCTTAATCGCGAAGGATGTACGGGAAGCCGTCGATCTCCGCAGGCGCCTTCGTGAGGAACTTCTTGAGAGTGATCCGTCTATCGTCAATAAGATCAAGCGTCCCACGACAGAAATGATCGCATGGGCCAAGGAACAACTCTTTCAAGGTCAGGTCTGCGGCATCGATGGAACTCTTTCCCGGTCCCCTTCGCTTTCTGGCGGGCGTGCACGGATCGGGGTCGCAGCGACGACTTACCAGGGCGATAAGATCCAACGCGTCCTCTATGTCTCATACCGGCGGATGGATCGTAGGCGTCATTGAAGGCTCTAAGAATGTGGAGCTTCTCAACGCGGGTGAATTATTGGATCGAGGAGAATACCTCGACGCGAGAGAACTCCGAGTCGATCTCATGGAGTACCTACGCGGGAAGAGTAAGGAGGTGTTCGATCAAGCGGCAGCCATAGTTCTTGCCGATGCAAGCCATCAGGCGATGCGAGGTTTCCCTCTGTTGCTCGACTATTTCGCGATGGCGCGATGTTCGGTACTGGGACGCGTCCGATCCCTAAATCTGTAGTTAGGGATCTTTCGACAGAAGAGATTGAGAAGCTCATCGGACTCAAGGGCGACATGATTCTCGGTGTGCTTTCTGGCTACCCTGGCGTACTGGTTACGCTCGATAGCAAGTCGAAGAAGGTTCTTCCGCGAAACGTCGGGATCTTCGGAACAGTTGGGAGCGGAAAAATGAACACCGCTTAAGTTCTAATCGAAGAGGCCTCGCATAATGGATACGCCGTCGTAGTTCTTGATATTGAAGGCGAATACACGGCGATGGACGAAGCGATGAGAAACGCATCTCAAGGAGAAGCTAAAAGCCTCGAGCAGGAAGCCCGAAGGACTCAGAGATTTCCGAGTCTATCATCCCATGGGTGGTGAAGCCGGAAGAAAAGGCTCGAAGGAATTCGGTGTGCCTTTCCGAGGCATTCTTCGAGGGGGATCTTGCGGACGCGGGAGGCTTTACTCTTCAAGACGTCATGAATGAAATCCCAAACCAAGCGGATCAGGCGGCGTCAGGCACTCTCTGGGCTTTGACCCGAAAACTCGAGTCCCTAAAGAGGACCAAGATCTTTGATGCAGGGGAGCCGCTGGACCCCGAAGACCTTCTCGTTGCAGGCCGCGTGAGCATCATCGATATAAGTGGCCTACATAACGATAACGCGAAGAACATCGCAATTGCCTGGATTCTGCGGCAGACGTTCAGCGAGAAGGTTCGGAACCCGAAGGGTCCACCCACATTCGTCATTATTGAAGAGGCTCACACATTCATCAGTAAAGAAAACCGCGAACGCATGACGGCGACGATGGATATGCTGAAGCTGATTGCCCGGCGGGGGCGAAAGCGTTGGCTTGCCTTGGGCTTCGTTTCGCAGCAGCCCTCTCATATTCCAGATGAGATTTTCGAGCTTTGTAACACGCGTATCATCCACTGCGTGAAGAGCGACTACAACCTTAACCCGCTGAAGCGGACAAGTGGCGATGTACATTCGGCATTGTGGGAAATGGTCCCAGCGCTTGGCCCAGGGCAAGCACTGGTTACGAGCCC